CCGTCGTCGAGGACAAGGAAAGCATCGTCTTCGGTGACTTCAACCACTTCGTCGTCCGTCGCGCCCTGAACCCGATCCTCGTGCGGCTCAACGAGCGCTACGCGGAGTTCTTCCAGACCGGGTTCGTGATGTTCGAGCGCTGGGACAGCGACCTGGTCGGCGGGGCAGGCAGGGCGCTCCGTCTCCTCTCGCACAACCTCGCGTAAGACCCGGGCGGGGCGGGGCCTTCGGGCCCCGCCCTGCCCTTTCACGTCTCGGCACAGAGGAGGAACGCATGAACGTCAAGCTAACGCCCGCCGGCGGCATGGCTGGGACCGGTTTCGAGTTCAAGCCCGGTCAGGTCATCAAGTGTTCGGATCGACAGGGGAAGCGCCTCATCGAACACGGCATCGGCACCGAGGCTCCGAAGGACGCGCAGGTCGACGGCGAGCTCTTCGACAAGGCGCCCGAGGAGCTGCTGCCGCCTCCGAAGAAGGGCAAGGTCGAGAAGGCGATCAAGCCGGCGGCCGAGAAGCCCGAGAAGGACGGCGAGCCCACCACCTGCGCCGGCTCGACCGCGAAGGGCAACCGCTGCCTGCGCGCGCCCGTGGCCGGGAAGCAGTTCTGCCAGGCGCACCTCGAGGAGTAAGGTCCGATGCTCTACGCGGCGCAGATGGGGGTGGCGTACACGTTCTTCCACCCTGTCCGGGACATCAACGAGGCGTACGTCGCGGGCCAGGCATCCGCCATCGATGCAACGAAGGCGATGCTGGGCCCCGACCGTCTCGCGGCGACCGCCGGCGAGCTGGCGGCCGTCACCCTGGTCGACTACGCCGTGGGCTGGGTGGCGGTCACCGTCACCCTCCCGCGCCTCGGCGAGTTCACTCTCACGCTCACGAATCCGGGCGCACCGACGGCCGACGGCCGGGTCACCGACTATCCCATCCTGGTCAGCGCCGGCCTGGCGCCCTCGGCGTTCCTGCTCACCAGCCTCGATCGCGTGCGCGCCCGCATGCAGCTGAAGAAGCCGGCGAGCAACCCGCCCGTCCTGATCCAGCCCGGCGAGGCGCACCCGCTCGACAACCTGATCCAGATGGTCATCTCCGAGGTCTCCGAGGACTACCAGGCGACGCTCGGGCGGAGCTTCGTCGAGCAGAACTACACCGAGTACCTGGACGGCAGCGGGACCCGCAACCTGCTCCTGACGGCCGGCCCGCTCGTGTCGGTCACCTCCGTGCAGTCCGTCGAGTACCAGGACGACGGCGCCGGCGGCGTGACCGAGGTGCTGACCACCGTGCCGCGCAGCTGGTACGTGCTCGCGGGGATGCGCTCGAGCCCGCGCTTCTACGGGCGGGGCCGGCTCGACCTGGTGTCGGAGTGCTCGACCTGGTGGCTCGGGGTGAAGCGCTTCAAGGTCGTCTACGTCGCCGGCTTCGCGTCCGTTCCCGAGGGCATCGTCGGTCTTGCGACCGAGGACGTCGTCTACCGCGTGATGAGCGGGGAGCACGCGCACCTGATGTCCCAGACCCACGGGGACGGGTCGATCACCTACCTGCGGCCGCAGCAGATGATCGAGGCGCGCGAGAGCCGTCTCGGTCCCTACATGCTGGAGGCGGCGTGAGGCCGGCCGCCGGCGGCGGGTTCTTCGTCGAGGCCACGGGCTTCGAAGAGGCGGGGGCTTTCTTCTCGAAGCTGCAGCACGAGCTCAAGCAGGGGATGCGCGGGCGCCTGCGCGAGGCCGGGCAGCTCGTCAAGAGCGCGGCGCAGGAGGAGACGCACAGCGCACGGGTGCGATCGGGGATGACGGTGAGCGTCAACGTGGCATCGCTCATGGAGTTCTCCGCACGCATCGGTCCGAGCCGCCGGCGCGCCTGGTTCGCGCACTTCCTCGAGTTCGGCACCAGGCCGCACATGGAGCAGAGGGGTCCTGGCAGTGGAAAACAGGGCCCGCCAGGCCCGCCATTCAGCCACCCCGGCAGCCGCGCCTTCCCGTTCCTCGCGCCGGCGCTGGCCAGGACCGCGGACGAGGTCACCGAGATCGTCGGCTTCCCACCAATGCTGCAGCACGGAGGCAAGTGATGAAAACCATGCGCCGTCTGACCGCCGCTGTCCTGTTCCTCGCGCTTGCCCTGCTCGCGGCGCCGCCGGCGGCCGCGGCCGACGCCTTCGTGCTGAAGGCCTCCGGCGCGCAGATCGCCGCCGGTCAGGGCTCGCTCGTCGAGATCGGCGGATACCGGTCCCTTACCGTCTTCGTCGCCGTCACCACGGGCTCGGGCACCGTCACCACGTTCCGAGTCTGGCTCGAGGGGACCGTCGACGGCACCACCTGGTTCGAGCTCGCGTGCCAGAACGTCCTCAAGGCGGGGGCGGCGGCGCCGGGCACGGCCGCCGTGACCCAGCGCGACATCGTGAACGAGACCGCGGTGCAGACCGCCGCCAAGTACGTCGCCACCTGCGAGGCTTACGTCAGCCAGGTGCGGGCCGCCTGGAACATTGTCGGCTCGACACCCAGCGAGACCTTCTCCGTCACCGCAGTGGTGAAGTGAGGGGCTGATGCCGGATCCGGTCCTCGCCCTGATCGCCGACGCGCTGATCGCGAAGAGCGTGGCCGCCGGCTACAAGGCGACCGGCCTGCTCAACGACGTCGGGCGGGACTGGCACGAGGAGGATAACGCGCCAGCGGCCTACTTGGGCGACGCCGGCGAGCGCAACGAGGACCGACCGACGCGCAGCGTCAGCCCGCGGGCGGGGTTCTTCTTCTTCAGCATCGTGAAGGGGGACAACCCGACCCGGAGCTTCTGGCCGCTCTACAAGGCTCTGAAGGACTCGATCGCTCTGGACCCGACGCTCGGAGGCCTCGCCAACGGCGACAACGGGGCACGGGTCACCGGCTACTTCTCGGACAAGACCATCCCGACCATCAACGCCGGCGTGCACCTGGCCGACATCTTCGTCGAGGTGGAGTACCGCCACGACAGGGGGAACGCATGAGGCTCCGATACCTGGGAACCGGGACCGTGTTCCTCGAGGGCGCCGGCGAGGTCAGCACCGGGGGAGTGATCGACGCGCCGGACGCCCTGGCGCAGGCGCTGCTCGTCGAGCAGCCGGGGGTCTTCGAAGAGGCAGGTGGTGAGGCGCCGACCGACGGCGCCGCGGAGCTCGAGTCACAGCCGCGCGCGCGGCGGGGGAGGTAGACCATGCCGGGCGGATACGGGCGCAACACCTTCATCGGATGGGCCGAGGAGTCCGCCTGGGGCACCCCCGTCGCGGCCAGCAAGTTCGCCGAGATCAACAGCAGCGCCATCGAGGCCATCCGCCGGCGCACGCCGCGCGCCTCGGTCCGCTCCATCGACGACCGCGAGGGGAACTTCTACGACGAGCTCTTCGGCGCCGCGGGTTCCTTCGTCATCGACGCCAACTACGTCGGCCTCCTGCGCCTGATCGAGCACGCGATGGGGGACGCCTCCGACACCATCACCCAGCCCGACGTCGGCGTGCGCTGGGTGCACACCTTCACGCTGAAGGAAACCCTCATGGCGGCGAAGGGTCTGTCGCTGCACGTCAACGACGACGTCGACAACGGCGGCACCCCGCAGCGGCGTTACGCCGGGTTCAAGGTGAACGGGCTGAAGTTCAGCTTCGACCCGCTCCGGAACACCACCATCGAGGTGTCGGGGGCGGCCAAGGACTTCGCCTCGATCGCCGCGGTCAGCCCCACCCTGCCGGGCCTCTCCACCTACGTCGCCGGGCATCAGACGGTGGTGGAGATCGACGACGTCGTCCGGAAGTGCGACATGGTCGAGGTCGAGCTCGACAACGGGATGGACCTCGAGAAGCGGATTCTCGGCAGCAAGAACATCGACGAGCCGATCCGGAACGACAAGCGACGGGTCTTCGGCACGATCAAGATGGACGCCGCGGCCGCCGACCTGGCGAAGTTCGACGCCGGGACCTACTTCAAGCTCGAGGTCCTCGCGACCGGCGCCACGCTCGGGACCGGGAACTACGCCCTGCAGCTGGTGCTGGCGAAGTGCCGGCTCGACGGGGACCCCTACTCCTCGATCGACGGACCCGGCGTGCGCAAGACCGAAGTCCCCTTCGTGGCCGACCTGCCGACGTCCGGCGAGCGCCTGCAGGTCATCGTCCACAACAACGAATCGGCGGTTGCCTGAAGAGCGCCTCGGCGGCGCGGGAGGAAGGCGTGGGAGAGAAGGCGAACGGACCACTGACCAGCGCGGGGCTGCTCGCGGCGCGCCGGCGGAACGTCGAGACCAGCCTGGGCTTCGTCCAGGTGCGTGCCCTCGGATTCGCGCAGCTCGCTGGGATGCTCGGGCAGCTGCTCGACGTATCCAGCCTCAGCCAGGCGGCGCGTGCGCTGCAGGGGAACACCGGAGATACCGACCAGGTCCAGCGCGTGCTCACGGACCCGAAGGTCGCGACCGTGCTCCCGATGATCGAGCGTGTCGTGGCGGCTGGGTGCATCGAACCGAAGTTCGGGGACGACCCCTCAGCCGGGGCCGTCGTCGCCGACCTTCCGATCGAAGACCAGTTCCTACTCTTCACCGAGATCCTCGATCTCTCGGGCCACACGAAGAAGGCGGGGGAGGACATCCGCCCTTAATCGCCGATCGCCGGGCGATGGAGGCGCTCGACGCCATCGGCCGCCGCTACGGGACCCGGCCATCGGCGGTGATCGGCGAGACCGACGAGTTCAAGGCGTTCGCGATTGACCTGTGGGCCTGTAACGCCGGGGTCCAGCAGGACAAGCGGCTGATTCGAGAGGCGGAAAGGAAGCGAGGCCGTGGGCGGCACTGAACGCAACGTCAGCATCATCATCAAGGCGAAGAACGAGGCCGACAAGGCCCTCGCGAGCCTTGGGAAGAACCTGACGTCTGTTCCCGTGCTGGCGGCGGCCGCGGCGGGCGCCATGGCTGCGGTCGGCGCCATCCTGGTCAAGGTGACCCAGGCTGCGGCCGAGCAGGAGAAGGCCGACGTCCGGCTCGCCACCGCGCTCGCCTCGATCGGCCAGAACACCGAAGCGACCCGGCGCCACCTCGGGCAGTTCATCTCCACCCTGCAGGACGTCACCACGGTCGGCGACGAGACGATCTCCGGCGTCGTCTCGACCTTCGCCCAGCTGGGCCAGCTCAGCGGCGACGCGCTCGAGCAGGCGACCCAGGCCGCTCTCGACTACGCCGCGGCGACCGGCCAGGACGTCCAGACTGCAGCGACCCAGATGGTCAACGTCCTGGTCAAGGGCAGCGGCCGCCTGCAGGGGATCGCCACCGACTTCGACAGCTCGTCGTCCAAGGGTGACCGCTTCGCCGCTGTCATCGGGCAGATCAACGACAAGATGGGCGGCGCCGCGGCGGTCGCGGGGAAGACCTTCTCGGGCGCCCTGCAGAGGATCGCGAACGACTACGACGACCTGATGCAGGAGACCGGCCGCGCCGTCGTCGAGAACGAGGCCTTCCGCGGGGTGCTCGAGGCGATCTCCGTCATCCTGAAAGAGGCCACCGGGTTCGTCTCCGAGCACAGCGACGCCTTCCAGACCCTCGTCACGGTCCTGTCGCGCGCGGCTCTGGGGCTGGTGAAGGTCGCGGCCGAGGTCACCGCGTTCGAGTTCCGCGTGATCTCGATGGGCCTGTCGCTGGGCCAGGTCCTGGTCAGCCTGATCTCGCTCGCCGACGAGGCGCCGGCGCTGGCGAAGAAGGCCTTTGGCTGGACCGACAAGGACTCGATCGACCTGGCGAAGTGGGCGGCCAACTGGCAGACGACGCTCGGTGACATCAAAGGCGCGTTCGGGGAAGCGGGAGACAGCGCCGACGTGGTCGCCGCCAAGATCGCCGGCATCATCGAAGGCCTTGGCAAGGGGACCGGGAAGACGAAGGTCCCGGAGGCGATCGCGAATATCGGCACCGGGGCGGTCGCCGCCAAGAACCAGATGCAGGAACTCGCCGAGATGCTCCAGGCCTTCGGGATTCCCACCCTCAAGGAACTCGAAACCACGACGCTGGGCGTGGACCAGGCGCTACAAAAGATCGTCGATCTGAACGAGGCGGGTCTCCTGTTCCCGGAAGAGTGGGACTTCCTTCTGGGCGCCATTACCGAAATCACGAAGCAGCTCCCCACCTGGACAGAGAACGCCGCGGCCATGGTTCCACACGTGCAACACGTCCTCTCCCTGACTGATGAAATCGGGGATGTCGTGGAGGACCACCTGGTGGGAGGGACGCTGGCGTTCAGCGACGCCCTCATCGACGGCGCCCTTGGGGCTCGAATCGCGTGGGGGGCCTTCTTCCGACAGCTGCTGGCCGACCTGCTCAAGGCCATCGCGCGAGCCGCGCTCTTCAATCTTATCTTCAAGGCTCTGGGCGGCGGGTTTGGTGGCGGCACTGTAACTGGCCACGGCTCGCTGGCCAGTGGTGGCGGTGGAATTTCCATCCCGAGTGGGTTCGGCGAGGCGCTCTCGGCAATCGGTGCGCCAGTTCAGGTCGCCAGCCCGGGGCTCTCGACATTCGGCGACGGCGCGGGAATCGCCTCTGCCGGCACGGCCGCGCCGCTACGCCCCGAGATCTCGATCCCGATCACCATCGTGCCTCGTCGAGACCGGACGTCGGAAGCGATCGAGATGGTCGAGGAGATCAACACCCTGGTGGAGCGCCGCGGATACCGGCTCGTGGCCAGCACGGTGACGGGATGAAGCGCCTACTCGTTGTTGGTCTGGGCGGGCTTCTCGGCGGTCGCGCCGTTCAGCGCCCCGGAAGCGGCCAATGCGCAGACGAGCGTCAGCCCCATAACGACGAGCACCACGCCGATCCCGACCAATCGAAGGACGGATTCCAATCCCGATGGCTTGGGAGCTGTTGCCAGGATGCGGGGCGGGCTGGGCGTGGCCGAGATGTTGACGTTGAGCCGCACGCCGTAGTGGCCGACATCTTTCCCGCCACGGTCCCATCCGCCACGGATCCACGCATGGCACATCAGGGCGGGCTGCACTTGCCCGATGGCGGCGAGCCGCTCCCGGTAGATGCGCGCATTGTCACGGGCGAGGTGGCCGACGGTCTGGCCGCTGATGTCCACCCGCACCGCGAGCGGATCCTTCGGGTTCGCGTCCTCGAGAACCAGGAGGGCGGGGATCCCCAGACTGTGGCCCTTCCTGGTTCGGCCTCCGCAAATGCCGTCGAGGGCATCCTGATACCTGGCCTCGCCGACGATCTCCAGGGGGAACGAACCATCACCGACCAGCTCCGCTGGGATGGTCGGGGCCTGTTGCGCGTTGGGGACCATGTCCTGACCCTCGTTGGGGAACCGTATACGCCCGAACCGGCCGCCGCGCAAGGCCTTCTGGGGAGGGCCGCCTGATGCCGCGCCAGAACCCGGACGGGGGGGACGGCGGCGGGGGCGGCGCTCCGAGCCCGCCGGACCAGGCCGCTGCGGCGATCGCGAACCGCGCCAGCGCGGCCGCCGCGCGCGCCACGGTCAAGGTCTTCGAGCGAGACCTGCCCGACGAGCTGGGGACCGGGCCCCTGAAGTTCGAGGGGGCCGGGCTCTCGAGCTCCTGGGACGAAGGCGAGCAGCGCGCGGTGGTGACCGTCCACCCGCCGGTGCTGTTCGGGACCGCCGCGGCGCGCCCGGCGACGCCGGCGGCGCCGTGCCTCTACATCGCCACCGACAGCGGGGCGCACTCCTCATGGGACGGGACGACATGGCGGACGATCTGAAGTGCAGGCGCCATGGGTCTGGGCGTGGGACGACGACCCCAGCGATCTGTCCGGGGGCGCCAACTTCACGCGCCGGATGCTCCACTACGTCGAGGGCACGGGGGAGGTCGAGGTCGACATCCCGTTCGACTCGATGGAGACCGACTACTTCTTCAGCCCGGCGAACCAGCCCGGCTCGAGCGACTGGCCGGTCGGGGAGTGGCGCGCGCAGGTCGACGTCACCGTCGCGAACCCGCGCATCAGCCTGGCGCTCGGACTCTTCCGGGTCAACGGCGCCGGCGTTCCGATCGAGGCCTACGCCTCCGGCACGGCGCCGCAGGTTCTCTCCGCGACCGGAGTGTACCTCTTCACCGGCACGACCCTGGCGCAGTCGGGACCGACGACGGGTGACCGGCTACGGGTCCTCTTCCAGTGGACGCGCGACAACTCCATCGGGGGCGGCGCCGGCGCCGGCAAGGTCCGGTTCGGCTTCGGCGACCCCGCCGTCGACGTCCTCCAGGTGCCGATCCTGATGGCGAACCCACGCCTGATCTGGAACGGGAACAGCCTCGACTTCCCGGGGCCGCTGACGGGGTTCTCCAATAAGCCGGTCAAGGAACGGACGATCGCGAGGAGCAACGGGGTGGTACACGCGGTCAATCTCTCCGCGAGCTGGCGGCGCCTGCGCATCGTCCTCGCCAACTTCCAGGACGTCGCCTTCTGGGACGCGCTTCACGCCTGGTGGTCCTGGGCGAGTGAGGGGAACCAGTACGCCTTCGCCATGGACAGCGCCGACGTCGTCGACAAGGTGACGTCCGGGAGCGCCGCGGCGGGGCAGAAGGACATCCCGATCGCGGACACCAGCAGCATCGTCGCCGGCCGGAAGTACCTGGTGCGCCAGGCGACCGGGCACCGCGAGGAAGTCGTCCAGGTCGACACGGTCACCCTGAACACGAAGGTGACCTGCCTCGCGAACCTGAAGTTCTCCTACGTCACGGGGGACACCTTCCGGAGCCGCGATTACCTCCCGAAGCTGGTCAACCTGGACAACACCGAACCGCCCTTCGAAGAGCACGCCGGCGTCACCTACGGGTTCGATCACTCCTGCGAGGAGGACCGGGCGTGACCTACGACCCGAACGCCACCTGGACCGCGCGCAAGGCGGAGCGCCAGCAGGCGCCGGTCTACTACGTGGCGATCGACGGGCTCACCACGAAGCACTTCTCGACCGGTCCGGTGAAGGCGGCCGCGGTCACGAAGAAGCCGCTGATGATGCTGCCCACCGAGCTGGGGCAGACCCTCAACCCGCTGCAGGGGAAGGCGACGCTCCGGATCAGCAACCTGCACCTGGTCGACACGGCCGGGGAGATCACCGACCTGGTCTCCACCGAGAAGGCCTCGCCGACCCTGCCGACGCTGATCAACCGCACGGTGACCCTCTACGAGGGGGACGCCGACATGAACGAGGCGGATTACGCGCCCGTGGCGGTCGGGGAGATCAGCGACGTCAAGCTCGGCGAGGACCTGGTCACCTACGAGCTCACGCTCGTCGACGTGAAGCGGGCCCAGAACGAGGACCTCTTCACGAACGCGGAGGCCTCCGGGCTGCAGCGCTACAGCGACTTCCTGTCGGCGGCGCCGAACGCCGGAGACAAGGCGGTCGCCGTCGTCAACGTGCCCGGGGTCGAGGAGGGCCAGAAGCTCATCCTCGGCCCGTCGACGCACGGCTCGTACACCGGGGGGGAAGAGAAGGTCGAGGTCGTCGCGGTCGTGGGGACGGCGATCTACTTCAGGACCGCCCTGACGAAGAGCTACCTGGCGGGGGACCCCATCCGGTGGGCGACGACGGTAATCCAGGGGAACCCGATCAACATCATCCGGGCCTGCCTGACGGGGGACTTCGCGAACGTCTCGTTCCCGCTCGAGGAGGTCCTGGGGATGCCCACGGGCCTCGGGGTGCCGGCGTCGCTGATCGACGACACCTACCTGGCGCGCGAGCGCGACCGGATGATGCCGACGCGGTCCATCCGGTTCGAGGTCCGGCAGCCGATCCGTGGGTTCCAGTTCCTCGAGCAGCGGATCTACCGGCTGAACGGCTACCCGTTCATGCGCGGGAGCGGCAAGTTCGCCTTCCGGTGCTATCGGCCGGTCTACCCTGACGACGTCGTCGCGGGGCTGCCGACGATCACCGAGGCCGACGTCGTCTCCTGGCGCTGGGAGCGCGGCTTCGACCTGCACATCAACCGGGTCGCCCTGGGCTACGACTTCGACACCGAGACCGGGAAGCCGGCGGACACCGTCATCACGCAGGACACCGCGGACCAGGCGGCGACGAAAGAGACGGCGACGATCGAGCTCGAGGACTCGGGACTGCGCACCACGCTCCGCGGGATCCGGGTCGGTGAAGTCCTCGGGGCCGGCCTCCTGCGCCGCTACATCAAGCCGCCGCCGCTGCTGCGCCTCGCCCTCGGGCCGCACAAGAAGGCCCTCGAGATCGGCGACGTCGTCGCGTTCACGCACAGCAAGATCCCGAACGTCCGGACGGGCGCCCGCGGGTTCGTCGCGGCGCGCCTCGAGATCGTCGAGCGCGCCGATCGACCGGAGGCCGGGGAGGTTCAGGTCAAGGTGCTCGACCCCGGATTCACCCGGCCGGGATGGATCGGCGACGCCGGCGCGCTGCCCGACTACGACTCCGCGAGCGCCGCCCAGAAGGAATACGCCCACATCGGAACCAGCGGTTCGCCGGTCGGGAACTTCGCCGACGGCGGCCTTCCCTACGAGGTGCAGTGATGGCGCCGGCGTTCACCCCGTACGTCGATGCCCAGACCGCCTACAAGGCGCCGCTGGGGCAGGACTTCTTCCGCCAGATGCAGGACAACTTCGACAACCTGGACGCCCGCACCACCAGGCTCGAGAGCTCGGTCCTGCTCTACGACCACTTCGCGGACAAGGACGGGCGCTGGCTCGCGCACGACAACGACGCCAACACGATCGTGAAGTTCGCGCTGGACCAGAAGGGGATCTGGCTGGTTCACCGGATTCACCCGGGAAGCAACGACCCCGCGCTCTTTCCACCGATGCCCTCCGTGCAGGCGCACAGCGTCGTGCTGCTCGACTCGAACGGGGCCGGCAACGACAACGCCGTGATTCTGGCAGGGATCCAGGAGGTCGTCTTCAACTCGGCCGTGCGCCCGATCGTGTACGAAGCCCGGGTGAAGTGGATCAGCATCGGCGCCGGCCAGCCGTTCCATCGGTTCGGCCTCTGGAGCGACATCCCGGCGACCCCCTGGAACACCCACTGCGCGAGCGGGATCTGGCTTGAGTTCCCGGACAGCACGAACGTCCGGTTCGTCACCCGCGACAACGGGGGCGCGCTCAATACCGGCACCTCGTTCGCGAGGCCCGCGGGCAGCACCTGGTTCACCGTGCGCATCGAGTTCACCGACGACCCGAGCAACCGGGCGCTTTGCTACCTCGACGGGGTGCTGAAGGAGACCTTCACCTCGAGCCTTCCGACGGCCCGCCGGCTGTTCCCGGTGATCGCGTCGATCGAGTCGGCGGGCATCAGCACGCAGGCGCACGCCGACCGTTGCGAGTTCAGCGCCGAGTCCCTCGTGGACGCGGCGTAGGAGGGGGAGATGAAGCGACGGGGCATCGTCTGGGGTCTGGGGTTCGTCGCGCTCTTCGCCGCGGCCGTTCCGCTGCTCTCGCAGGACGGCAGGACGATCAACTCCGTCATCCTGCAGGGCCGGGCGTGGACCTACTCGGCGCTGCAGACGTTCGGTGCGGGCGTGAGAACACATGCCTTGTACGACGCCACCGACGCGAGCGGGCCCAGCGTCCAGCTGGACGGCTCGGGCACCCGTAACTCTGGGGGAACGGCCGCCGTCAACCTCCTACAGCTGACCTCCGACTACACGATGGCGAACCCGACCACGGCTCCGACCATCGGAACCCCGAGCGGGGTGAGCGGCTGTCTCGGCACCAAGGCGTGGCAATTCGGTGCGTACTACTACAACAAGGGCGGGTTGACGGCCTACTCTCCGATGACGGCCAATCAGGGAGGGTGGGCGACCAGCAAGACCATCCCGGTGATCCGCCCCGCCGACTTCCCGCCGACAGCCACCCACTGGACGCCCGTCTACATCGACGTGACCGCCGCGCCGACGGTCGTAAAGAATTGCACGACGACCGGGCCGATCACCGCCATCGGGACGGCCTCGGCGAATTGCACCTGCGCGGCTGCTGCGTCAGACGTGACAGGCCAGGCGAACACGACGGCCACCCGCTCAATCATGCAGGTGCTCGACGGGGAGCTGCGCTTCCCTTCCTTCGCCGGGGCCGCGCCGAACCTGATGACCGAAGGGGCGCGCCGATTCAACTTCGGCGGCGGGTTCATGTCGTTCTCGCCCGATTCCGGGGTAACGCTATACGACGTCCTGACCAGCAACGGGCAGAGCCGAATTGTCTGTGCGACGTGTCGGTACACGACGGTCGATCTAGCGCTGGCGAGCATCAGCGACAACGCTATCGGGAAGCCGTACACGATCTACGCGCTGCCGGGAACCTACGGCGGATTCACCATGAGCAAGTCGTACGTCTATGTCGTCGGGCTCGGCGCGCCCGGCTCGGTGATCTTCGATGACCCGATGGGCGTCGGCGTCGACGTCACCGACTCGGGGGTGTCTAACGTAAGCCTGTTCGAGCTCTCGCCGGCGATCTCGATCGGCACCAACACCGTTCCGACCCGCTTCTTCATCAACAACAGCCGGATCGGCAGGCTCACGGGAGCGACCTGTACGATCGACATCCTGCACGAGGCCGGTGGCGGCAGCTACAACGGCCGCACCTGGTTCTCGTCCGGCAGTGTCTGGCAGACCTGCTGGGATGGGATCTTCCTCGGCCGGGATACGCGCTTCGTGTCGTCCGGCGACCTGTTCATCGCAGACAACACCGACGAGCCCCAGGGCGCCAACAACCTGACCATGTTCAACTGGATCAGCGACGCTGTCGATATCGAGATCAGCGGGGCGACGTTCCTTGCCGTCCAGACCAAGAACATCAGCGGCGCCCAAGGGATCCAGCTGTTCAAGTCGGCGGTCACCGGGGGGAACGGAAGCATCAGGCCGCGGATCTCCATCACCGGCAGCCGCATCTACCTCCAGTCAACGCACGCATCTACCGCGGGGACGGCGTTCCACGTTCTCCACCTGAGCGGCGCCGAGGCCACGACGATCAACCCGGAGATCTCGTTCACCGGGACAGACATCGACGTGGTCGCTGCCGGGACAACCGCCGACCTGATCGTCTTCAACATCGACGCCGACGCAGACCACGATGGCTGGATTGTGTCGATGACCGGAGGCAGCATCAGGCGCTCTGGCGGGGACACGGCCAACAGCTACGACATCGACAACGCAGAGACCGCGTCCGGGTTCGCCGTGGAGTTCAACGGAGTACGCCACGACGGGAAGTACACCGGCGCAGGCACCACGCGCATCCTCAACTCACCCCTCACGAGCGGGGTCATCCGCAACACGCCGCTCGGGACGGCGCCGGCGACGTGCAGCATCGGCGACCGCTACACAGACACGAGCGGGGCCGACTGCTATTGCAGCGCGTCCAACACCTGGCAGATTACCAACGCGACCGGGTCGTGCGTCTGATGTCCCGCGCCGCGCTCAGCCTCGTGCTGGCCGCCCTGGTCTGGCTCCCGGTGGTCAGCGACTGCCTCGGCGGGTTCGAGAACCAGCCGGTCACCTACACCGTCCGGTTCGGCGACGGCTCGATGGCGCACATGGCGACGTGCCCGCGCGACGAGGCCGGCCAGCAGCAGCGGTGCGCGACCTGGTCGTGGGCCGAGAAGTACGTCGGCACGGCGACGTCGTTCGACTTCGAGGATCTCGACGTCCCGACGCCGGCGACTGGCGCGGTCTTCATTCTGGAAATCGGCGCGGCGATCGACCCGAGCGGGAACCGGAGCGACGGGCCATGCGACTCGTAGACCTCGAGCCACGCTTCCTCAAGATCCTCGACTCCGGATGCTATCGAATGGTCGACGCGCTCGAGGAGGCCGACGGACTCGACTTCCTCTGCCCGCTCTGCTTCACCACCAACAGTGGCCGAGTCGGGACCCATCACGTCATCTGCTGGCGCCCGCACGTCCCCCAGACGACGAACCCCATCCCGGGGCGGTGGGAGTTCAAGGGGACCGGCTACGGCGACCTGACGCTGGTGGCCGGGTCGTCATCCATCCTGCTGATGTCCGGCTGCCGGTGGCACGGGTACATCACCAATGGGGAGGTGCTGACGTGCTGAGCCAGCCGAAGATGGAGTGGCTCCTGGCGCAGCTGCACCCGGTCTGCCACGCGCCGCTCGAGGCGCTGATCCAGCGCGCCGCGCACGAGCTGGGCCTGTCGTTGACGCCGTTCGACGCCCATCGGGGAGACGCGGCGCAGAACGCGGCGCTCGCCTCCGGGGCGTCGAAGAAGCCAGCGGGAAAGTCGTGGCACAACCTGGTCTTTCCGGGCGGGCGCCCGTGCTCGTTCGCCGTCCACGTCCGTATCGATCTCCCGGATGGTGGCGGGGTCGGCTTCGGCGACTCGCGCCTCGAGTACCCGGGCGCCGTGCTCCTGCACGCCGACATCTGGCGCGACAAGGTCGGCGAACGGCTCACCGCGCGGCAGCTCGTCTACGTGTGCGTGATGCTCCTGGCCGAGGAAATCGGCTGGACGACCGGCGGCCGATGGAGCGGGCTGCAGGACTGGTGTCACCTCGAGTGGCACCCGAACGGCGCGACGATGGAGCAGGTCAAGGCGGCGCTCCTGGCGAACGAGGTCATCGCGGGGAGGCGCGCATGAACGGCCGGGCCCGCAGCATCGTGGCGATCATCTTCGCTGTCACCGTCAGCCTGGCGGTCCTCCTGCCGATCCTCTCCAGGGTTCTCGATCCGGCAGGGGCGCCGGCCCTTCCGGAATCCGTCTCGGGCGGGCTCGTGCGCCTGGTCGACATGATGATCGGGAGCCTCGCGACTCTGCTGGGGCTCACTCAGGAGAAAGCATGATCGCCGCGGCCTACCCGTCGCACGGCGTCTGCTGGCTCTGGGACTCCTGGCTGATCGCCGCGATGGTCACCGGAGACGCAGCAATCGCCCTTGCCTACGGAATCATCCCCTTCGGGCTCTGGCGGGCCGCCCTCCGTCGCCGGCGGGCCCGGCGCGCCGTCTGGCCGCTCTACTCGTTCGGGGCCTTCATCGTGGCATGTGGGCTCACCCACGTCGCGAAGATCGCCGTCATCTGGTTCCCGTGGTTCTGGGCCGAGGCGACCGTCGGATTGCTCTGCGCGAGCGCCAGCATCGCCACCGTCGCCGCCATGTTCAGCCGGCGGCGCTACGCGGAGGTCGCCGAAGCCATCGTTCACTTCGAGGACCGGATCGACCGGGCCGACAGGATGCGCGATGGGCGATGACGCAGTGAGTGCCGCAGTCTTCGGGGTGATCGACCGCCTCCGCCAGGAAATCATGGGGCGGCTCGACCGCGCGTCGGATGACCAGCGGAAGAACCTGCAGGAGTTCCGCGACGAGGCGAAGGGCGACATCGACCGGCTCGAGGAGGCGATCAACGCCCTGGGCCCGAAGATTGCCGTGCTCGAGGACCGCGCCGCCGCGAAGGCGATGACGCGCGCGGTGATCGTCAGCGTGCTCATGGGAGCTCTCGCGATCAGTGCGAACCTGCTGATCGCATATCTGAGGGGGTAGCGGACATGGAAGAGGTCTTGATAGGGGCCGGGCGGGCGATCGTCGACGCGGTCCTCCCGTTGATCATCACGGTCTGCAAGGTCGCCGCCGGCGGCGCCGCGATCTGCTTCTTCTCGCAGCAGACCGTCGAGTGGGTCTACGCGCCGCTCGTCAAGCGCCTCAAGATCCAGGTGGCCGACACCGGGGAGCGGAAGCGCCTGGCCGCCCTTGGGGTCGGGATCCTGATCGCGATGGCGATGCACTGGTGTGACGCGCCGAGCTTCGCCGTTGGGCCGAAGGGATGGCTCCTGGCGGCGCTGGCGGGGTTCCTCGGTGGCGGCGTCGCCGGCAGGTTCCGGGATTGGGGCCAGGACAAGTGGTTCGTGCCGAC